CCTTCAGACAGGATAGAGTGATGCATTACAACGAACTTACGATGTTCTTCTGTGCCCCACTGATTAAGAGTCTTGAAGAATACTTCACGAGATACTTTCTTGCCGTCAATGATAGCACCAGTCTTGCTAGTGATAAACATCCAGTGATAACCACGTTCATGCAACTGAGCACAGAAATCAGATTGAGTAACAAGACGGACAATCTGTTTTGTGGAACGTGCAGCAATCAGAATCTTGCCAATCTCGTTATCATCAATGGTGTCCAACAGATTTTTAGAATCAGATTGCTTAAAGTCACCTTGTGGGAGTTGCTGAACAACAACCTTAGGGGGTAGGATGTAACCTTCCTTGACTAGTTGTGGTGCAGGAACGTTACAAATGACCTGACCATAAACCTCAGGATCATTCATTCCTGGTTTGAATACAGTCAGCGAATGTTTTGGAGTTGCTGTGAAGAAATAGCAACGATCAGCATCATTAGAAAAGAATTCAGTAGAGGGGAAAAAGTTACGCTGAACGCTGTTGTGTGCCTCATCAAAGTAAATTGTATTCACTTCAATGTCTGCCTCTTGAATACGATGCAGCGAGTGATATGTGGTGAAGATGATAACATTCTCACCAGCAGTTCTTGCAATGTTGTTGAACATTGCAATCTTTTCAGGTTTAGTAGTGCTGAAGTGCTGAGTTTCACCACTATGAACGTGCATAATGTGAGTATAAGAACCGTCAATCAGTTCCATAAACTCTTTACAGAGTTGTTCTGCAAGAAGAATACGGGGAGCAACAACAACAATAGTAGAACCATTGTCGATATACTTTTGATTCTCAACAATGTCTTGAATCATGCAGATGGTTTTTCCACCACCTGTCGGAATTATTACCTGGCCCTTGTCATATGCCAGCATAGCATTCAGTGCTTTGCTCTGATGTGGGCGAAGGGTGACGGTCATGCGCTCCTGTTTGGTATGAATAAATTATAGCATAAAAAATGAGGGTGCAACCGCCCCCTGACCACTTCTCAAAGTGTCACACTCAATTAGGATACTCATTCATGTTTTCCCAAAATTCATTCCAATCACTTGAAGTTGCATTACTAATTTTATCCTTAGATTTATAAGGTACAAGACCTTTTAGTCTCGCAATCGTGTCTGCTGCTTTACTTGCCTTATCCAAATGATAGTCAATATTTATTTCACAAGCATCGATAATTGACCGTGCAATCTCTTCAGGATTGCAGTCATCTTGATCAATAACTTCTCCCAAAACATCTCTCAGGTTCTTTAGACTGAACTCCTTGTAATCAAAGTTGGCCACGTTTGTCTTGGCGTATTGCTTCCTCCACTATACACTTTAATTGCTCTGGTGTCAAGCGATTCAACCACGTCCATCGTGGGTCTTTTTTGTCCCACTCTAAGACGTATTGCCCATCGTCCTGTTGTTTTACTTTTAGACTATCGAAATCTTCCATCTTTTAATAATTGTTTGAACTCTGGTGTAATACCTGCAAAGAATTGGGGAAATGCAGTAAATGAACCCTTATATCTTAACTCAATTTCTAGAATTGGTATGGTTCCTTTATATAATGTAAAGAATACTTTAGCAGCATCTCGTGCAAATGTTTTCTTACTATCTAACTCCATTTTTGCAGGTTGTTTGGCAAGTGCTGCCATCACCATCATAACACTATGAACGTTGACAATGTTAGCATCACCAATTGAAGGTTTTAATTTACCATCAACACTACCAACACCTTCTGTTAAATAGAATCCAAATTCTGCTTGTTTCCATGTAGTTAACTCATCTAACAAGTTTATCTTTAGAACTCTTGTTAAAAGTGCATCTGCAAGTGTATTAGCAACCTGTGGTTGATTCATAATATCTAAGAATCCCTGATATAAAGGATTTAATTTTCCACCTGTGCTCTGCAATTTCTTATTGACAAAGTTTCTAAAACTCTGAGTTGATGGTTCTCTTCCACTCTTCTGTATTATACCATCTCTTCCTAAATCAGTCTCCGACTTCAAATTAATAAGTGCAACTGATTGTGGTTTACCATCCTTATATCTAACAACTTTCATATCCCATAATGCACGAGCATCTGCTATATTATTGGGATTGTAAGATCCAATCTGTTTTTTTGTAACAGCAATGTTCTCTAATGGACCACCAGATTGACATGCTTCTTTAATCACACCAGCAAAGAACTTGATACGATGATCGTTTAACTTATCACGCACTGTTTTAAGTTGTGGACCTTCAATAAACTTTGAGAAAGCATTATTGATTAGCGTAGGACTTGCCGCTGCTGCTGTTGGTTTCTTCTTTAAAGATATACCAACAAATTTATTTGGTGGATAGAAACAGATAACATCAGAAGAGTTGTAATCTGCCATTCCGTAGGCATTAACCTTGAATTTTTCTACGTCTCTATGCCACTTATTACCCGTAAGATAAACTTTTGTTGGAGGTTTAGGATCTACTGTACTTCTTGTACCTAGTACAGCAGAAATTGCTGCTGCCATATCAGCATAGACTCTTTTTTTATCTGCATCAGTCTCAATTTGTATCGCAGCAATCATACCCCTTTTTGTGGCATTTCCTGCTGCGTCAAGAACATTAGCACCCGATAAATTTGCCAGTATCTTTGGATACAAAGATTCAAATAGTTGAGGATCCTGTTTTGCTTGCTTCATCTCTCCTGTAGTCAGAAAAGATGCTCCCGCGTATAGACCTTCCGAAGGTTCGTATGCCATCAGGATTCCTCTTTTTTCTTCTTAAGCATCTTCTTGATCAGTTTAGCATACATCACTTCTTCCTGGGTATAGTATTCTGGATGTTTCTTGTATTTCTTTATAATCTTCTTTGCTGCCTTCTTGTCAGACAATTCCACGACTGTAACCTTTAGAAACCCTTTTGACTATTTATATCTGGGATTCAATATATTGATATGTTTATCAAATTGTATCGTTTTATACTTCATTGAAGGGCACAGCATATCCTCTCTCTTTTTACTGACTGATTTCTTCTTGACTGGTTTCTTTTCAACTACAGTCTTCTTCTCACTAACAATCTTATGTCCACGTTTACATGACTTCTTGTAATCCTTTGGTCTAAGTTTATATCTAGCAATCTCTCTATCCATGTGTTCTTGACACTCGAACCACGCAGTCCTTTCTTTAAGTTCTAAACGATAAGGAAAAGATTCATACGGAAATAGATTCTTCTTTGCTTTAGTAGGCATCAATCAATCACTTGAAAATGAACAGAGTTAAATTTACCAATGATACCCTTAAGTTGAACTTTGGTATGTTGCCGATGTACTTTCACATCAGCAATCTCGTAGATACGATCAAGTATTAGCATGTATGGGTTATCATTATTACCCCATGCTATTTGTTCCTTAGTACATCCTAAGTATCTTACGTTATCACCTACACTAATATGTTCCATTGGTTTTCATTTTTTATGTGAGAATGGTTTTAGATACATTACACTTTCTCCTGGTCTTGTTGTTAACATAGCGTCTCTTCCTTGTAGTTCCCATCTTAAAGAACTTTGACGCCATTTCCATATCAATGAAATCTTTCTGCCTCCTGTAGTTGCAGAACATTTCGTAAATTTTATGAGAAGATTGATGAGCGATAGGGACATGTTTAATCCAATGCTTACAGATTTCTTCAGTGTGTATCAGATTTTTTTAAACTCCAAGAACCATCCTGGTTATCAATCCATAATAGCACATCTCCTTCCTTCCAACCAGTTTCTTTAATAAGTTCGTCGGGAAATGTTAATATACCATCATTATCGATGGTGAGTGTTGTTTTCATAATGATAAAATGTTTGGTGGCACTGTCTGAGTGCTCTTCCAGAAAATTCTTGTAGCAGGATAATGTAAAGAGATATACACTGCTGTTATTATTTATAATAATGTATCGGTATGGGGTGCAATATAACCCATAATACTACTCTATATGCGCCTACAATGCCTCTCTAAACTGCATCAAGTAAAGACACAAGCATTCCCGTTAAACGGTTAGTGCTGACGCTCATTTGACGATATCCAGTTCCAACATATAGTTGTCCTAAAACCACAGATGTAGTCGCAATTCCCCAGAAAATGTAATAGAATCTTGACTTAACTTGTGCCCTTAGTTTAACCTTTGACTTACTCATTTGTCTCTAAACTACCACAGTTGCATTCTACTGCATTAGAGGTCATCTGTCAAGAGTTATTAAATCTAGTTTCTAATACCATACGATACATAGAATCTCTCAAATACCATAGATGTTCTTGCTCTTCGTATGGTCGTGCAGGTGCTCCGGGCCAATACTTTATAGTTTCTAGGATACAGTGGTGTAGCAGATTAACATCACTTGCTGTTAATTCCACCATATAACTTTCTTCGTTCATGGATTATTGGGGTTTATTCCTAATTGGGTAAGGTACTCTATCCACCAGTCAGGATTCCTGCAAGTTTTCCAGTTTGGAACAGGTTTTCCTAGTTCAATTGTATAATATTTATACAAAACATCATCTATAATCTGTTCTATCTCCATATTCTTCTTCCTCTTCATCAACGTCTGCATATGGATTTTCCACAAATTTTCCTCGTTTGCGGAACTTCTCTTTTGCGACATACTCTCGTTCCTCCTCGGTTACATACAACCATAAAGCGAGTTTCATTACAATCCAAATGACGATAATCGGTGATAAACAGGCAATAAGAATTGCTGGTTTCATATCAAATTATTATCCTTAAAGAAGTGCAATGTATCTTTTAATCCACCAATGTGCTTGTATCCAATAGCAACCTGTGGATACTCTGCTTCATCACCAAACTCTGAGACGAATGATCTCTCAGTAAAATGATTATCAAGTTTGTATTCTTGTATCTGAACATGCAAAGATTCTAAAAGTGTCTTTGCTCTCTCACACTCTTGATTTCCGTTTGAATATAAAACTATTGGACCCATGGGTAACTCCTTACAGTGTTCTTTCTAGTCTAGTTGTTGATTGGTCAGGAAAGTCTCTTGGACGACTATCTAAAGCATTATCAGTTCTAGGTGAACCTTCATTTGCTTTCATTGTATGTTGATAATTTGCTCTCGGATATCTGATACAAAATGGATCAGGCATCCAATATGTTACTTGCCATTCTTGTTCTGGACATAGTTCAAGATGTTTCTCTACTGTATGAGAAAAACTACCAAGTTGTATATATCCATCATGACTGATACATCTGCCATTACCAGCATCAACCAAGAACATCATTTTACTACTCAATCTCTTTGTCTCCAATCCGAAGGTTTATCTTGTTGAAACCAATCTGTGATATCATCAGCACTATCGAATCCTGTCTTATGGTTGGATGGGTCAGGATCCCCTAGTCCCATCCGGTTCATAAAATCATCGATAGTTCCTTCTTGAATATCTTGTGATGATTGTCTTCTTGCTTTCTTCAACATCTCATTTGCTGTTGTGTTTGCCTTAGCAAGTTTCTGTGCCCAAACCATATCATCTAGTTTTACTTCCTCCCCATTTGCTATACATTTACAAATGAATTCCAGTCGAAGTCTGTACTGTGTCGATAGCATACGTATATTTCATACAGTGTTATTTATTTCTTAATAGTATCTAAGCCATCCCTATGAACCCTGACAGAGTTATCCTACTCATGATTCACGATCTTGTCAAGTGTTGACTTATTTCTTTGACTAATGTATACTTAATACCGAAAAACCCATTGAATAACCACAGTTCTCTCATAGATATGTTAGAATATACACATATTTGATAAGACCTATGACTCTCTCATCTAAAGGTAAGAAGTTAACCAAAAGTGAAGAACAGAGTATGAAACTTGCTATTGATGACACAGGCATCACAGCAGTTCATCCAGAGAGAATGGAAGCACTTGCTGATAGATTAGTTGAGAAACTTAAGCAAGATAATATTGATTAATTAGTTATTTTTTGTATCTATTATAATTACAAAAGGAAACCGTATCTATGGTTTATCTGGCCAGTTAACATTTTGGACATTAGTATAATCTTGGGGAACATCTCTCAATTTTTGGCGATATAACTGCCATTTTAATTTAACTGCCTCAGGAACATCAGGAAGTTGTGTCCAATCTGTTTCAGCAATTCTACGGTCTCTTTCTGACCTTAACCAAGTCATATCATCTTCTGCAGTAGGAATTGGTCCTAATTCTTCTTCAGGTTTTGCATTATTTGCATTCATTCTTGCGATATCTTCCGCAATAATCTGTTCGAGTCTTTCTGTTGAAATCATTTTTTATCTCCTATTACCATTGTGCTGATGTGCTTGTAGATCTTTTAGTATCTATAATCTCTACGTCCTGTTGCATACTACTAGCATAACT